TCTAATAAAATAGGCTTTGCTAGAGATTGATTCCTGGATGATCAGTAATTTTATTTAATTGTTTTAAGCTAAGCTATCTACATATTCTTTAGCTTTTTTTGCCTTGTGATAATTGCTTACGTCAAGACCTGCATACTTTCTTTGAAATTCCAAGATCTCTTGTTGACTGAATTTTCTACCACGCCCTAATCTGATAGGATGAAATATTTCAAGGTCAATAAAGTTAAGTAACTGGTCTCTTGAAATTTCTAGATCTTCACGTAGTTCTTTTTCAGTGAGCATCTTTGTTGGTCTGACTTCCATGTGTATCACTCCTTTCTTTTCTTTCATCATTACGACAAGAACTTATTAACAAAGTAAACTTGCCCTTTACCTGTAACTTTAGTAGTTAGGGTAATTCTTGTACTTCCATCCGGATTGCTGATTGTTCTTTCTTTAACTTCAAACAATCCCATATCCATTGCTCTTTGAGTCGGTTGATTTCTTCTTGAACCACTTTTAATCAAGTAACCATTCTCTCTCATCCACTCAAACAAGCGATTTTGACCGATTTCATAACCATTTTGTCTAATAAGCTTTGCTAACTGACCTATCAAGATTGATTCATCACTAGCACTTACTACATCAGCAAACAATGCCTTTGGTTTCAACTCCTTGTTTTCTTCCATCAGCGCTTTAACTTGCTTTCTTGAATATTCCAAAGCTCTATTCATTACCGCTTCAGGACTGTTCCATCTTCTTTCCAATTCCAAGAAGTATTGTCTGACTTCTTTTCCTTTGTCACTGCGTTGGATCATTGCAATTTCTTTTGCCATGTCGAGAGTGATTTCATAATCAGTCGATGGTCGACCACCTTTTGAGTTATCGTCATTTTTGACGAAAACCCTATAATCTTGATTTTCGCTAAATCCATATTCACACATGCGTTGCATCCATTTAGCAAATTCAGTTCCAATTCCTAGAAACTCATGCAATTCTCTTGCTGACAATGTAATTCGGTCATTGCCATAATTGACTTTCAACAATTCATTCATCTTGATTTCTCCTTTCTGTAAATTTTTAACTATCTTCTCTACTTTTTAGTAGAGTAACAAGGTAAAAAAATAAAATCTACTGGTATCTTATATATTTTAGACAAACGATCCATTTCAGAAACTCTAGGCACAACTCTTCCTTTCTCCCAGTTTATCACAGTATTTTTAGATACCCCTAGCTTATTTGCAGCCTGTTCTTGCGTCAACCTTGCATTAACCCTAGCTGCTTCTAATGAGATTTTTATTTGTTCCACTCGATTTCCTCCCTTCTACACCTCTTATTATACTCTGCTTAAAGTAAAAGTCAACAAAAAGTAAATAAAATTTTACTTTTTGTATATTTCTTTCCACTTTTTGTGATATACTATATATAAAGAAAGGAGTGATTAGGATGTCCGAAGAAAAATACAAAACAGTATTTTCTAAAAATTTAAATAGATTAATGAATGAAAAAGGCATCTCACAAACTGATATAATTAGAGATTTGAAAATAAACAAATCAACGATTTCAACATGGTGCAACGGTTCTAGGCTACCTAGAATGGATAAACTTCAAATGATTGCTGACTATTTAGGTGTTTATAAATCAGATCTAATAGAAGACAAAAGTCAAATAGAAACTCATAATTACGATAATCTTTATAACATTACTAAAATCAAGCTACCATTATTAGGAACTATAGCTTGTGGAAAACCAATATACGCAGATGAAGATAGAGAAAGCTATATTATGGTTGGTACTGATATGAAGGCTGACTTTTGTTTAAAGTGTCAAGGAGATTCAATGATCAACGCAAGAATTTATGATGGAGATATAGTTTTTGTTAGAAAACAAGATATTGTAAATAATGGAGAAATTGCAGTTGTAATAATTGATGATGAAGCTACATTAAAACGTTTTTATTATTATAAAGAACAAAACCTTGTTATCTTAAAGCCTGAAAATCCAAAATATGAAGATATTGTTTTATCAGGTGACAAATTAAACGAAGTGAAAGTTCTTGGAAAGGCTATCGCTTTTCAAAGTGATGTAATTTAGAACAACCATTTTTTATAATAAATATGAAGGAGGAAGAAAAAATGGCAGTAAACAATGAAGTGATTTTAAGTTGGAGTTTTTTAAAAAAGGTTGAACCAGACAAAGCAATGAAAGAAATATTAGTAGAACCATTTTAAGAAGGTATAGAAATAACATTGCACATGGACACAAGATATTTACAGGCAACATAAAAGAAGAATTGCCTAAAAATCAAGTACTGATTGTATCCAACGGCCTAATAAGCAACAAAGACTACCTAAACGGCATAGGTAAAAATGACTTGTTTGCTGTAATTATTATAATGGCGACGTTATTGAATAAAAGATATAAAGATATGTTTCTATTCGAAATAGTTAATATATTAGAAGGATTTGAAAAATTAGAATTGTCTACAGGTAAAGGTATACTAGAAATATTATCCCTTCCTAATGATTTTATTGATAAATTAAAACAATTAAAAGAAAAATAAAAAACTCCCCTGCTACCAACAGGAGAGTAATTATGACCATCAAGCTCTCACCCAAGATGATCATTAGTAGAAAAAAAGAAAGGATTTCCTACCACGTACATACTCATATGTAAAAAGATTTCTCAAGTCCTTTTACGTACTCAATTTTAACACATAGAGCACGTTCAAGGCAAATTAAATTGAAAGGACGTGTTTTTTTATGTCTAGAAAGCCAACATATAAGCGTAGACCTAATAATAGTGGTACTGTGGTTAAGCTATCAGGAAAAAAAAGAAAGCCCTACTGCGCTAAAATTACAAGTGAAGAACGAGACATAGTTACAGGAAAAAAGAAACAAGTAACTATTGGTACTTTTGAAACTGAATTAGAAGCATTAAACGCTTTATCGCTTTATTACTTAACCAATCAAAAAACTTTGAGTGATAAAGAAGCAGCTACCCTATCACCTGATTTATATGATCAAATAAAAAAGAAAAGAGATGAAAAAATACCAACATTTAAAGAGATATTTAATATTTTAAATGCGGAAGAATTTACTCAATTATCATACCAAGCAAAAGCTGGCTATAATTCATGGATAAAACATTTTGAACAGATATATGATGAGAAAATTAATAAAATAACCTTACAGGACTTACAAATTATTTTTGACAATGATAAGTGTGGCCAAGGTACAAAAATACACATGAAAGCATTATGCGCTAAAATATTCAGATATGCTGTTATTCATCAATATATCAGTCGAGATGATGATTACATTGAATTTATCAAATGTGGAAAAGAAGAAAGAAGTAAGATGCATTATGCTTTCTCAATTGATGAAATTAAACGTTTAAAAGATGAAAACACTACTACAGCTAAAATTATACTCATTTATATTTTTAGCGGTCTAAGAGCAAATGAACTATTAAATATTAAAAGGAAAGATATACATATAGATGAAACTTGCACTGATGATGGGATTGAAAGAAAAATATCTTATTTAGTTACAGGATCTAAAACAGATGCTGGAAAAAATAGGGTTGTGCCCATCCACGATAGTATCAAACCATATGTTAAAGAATTACTATTGCCAAAAGGCAAACGAATTGTTGACCAAAGCTATACAAATTTTATAAATGAACATTTCAATCCATGCTTAAAAGAATTGAACATGAAACATACCCTTCATGATACAAGAGTTACTTTCACTACCCTTTGTCAATTAAACAATGTTGATGTATTTTCTAGAAAACGTATACTTGGACATAAAATGAGAGATATTACTTTTGATACATATACCAGCACTGTAATCAATAAATTATATACGGAAATCAACAAAATAAAGATTTAAATTTTGTTACTAATTTGTTACTAAATGAGTACATTTTACCCCATTTTACTAGTCAAAATCCTTGATTTTAAGCCATTTTTTGTATGCAGGATTTTCCCTTTCAGAAAATTATACCGCATAAGACTGCGCTTTTTGAGCGATTTGTTACTAATTTGTTATTATTTAAGTACGTTTTTTCGCTAAATTATTAATAAATAAAACACTATTAAATTTTTCAATTTTTCCTTGTTGTGTTGGTAAAAAAAGATTATATTAAAAACTCCCTATATATAATAAGGATAGAGAAATTTGAAAAAAATGCATAAAAAAAGAACCTGCCCAAATTAATGAGTAGGTCTTTTCATGCAATTATTAGTTAATACTAACATATATATTATACATCAAATTTGATTTAAAATTATACTTTTTTTAAATATTTTCCTGATAACCATCCACTTGGAGTTCTTGCCCAACCATTTTTCCATTCATAGACAGTTACTCGTGTGCCTCTTTCAAGACATCCATCTTTATCTTTATCATGTTTCTTTCCATCAGCAGTTAATTCATTATGAGTTTTTCTACGATAATTAGTACCTGGGCCAGTTCTAACACTTAAATCACTAGCAGTAACTTCATATGTTCCTGTTGGTCTTTCACTTGATGAAGTTGATTGTGATGGTTTAGTAGCAGCTGGTGCAGGTGCTGTAGCAACAGTTCCATTTACAATTGCATCAAATGGAAAATTAGTTCCTGGACAATTAGTAGAGCAAACATCCTTATGTTTTTGTACTTTAGAAATTCCATATTTTTTCTTTAAATAAACCACTAATTCTCTACCTGCATTGATTTGAATTTGTGACATTGTTTCTGTCATATAGCTTCCTTCAAAGCAAATTCCAATTGAATCACTATTTGAACCTTTAGCATGTGATCCAATAACATTTTCAGGTCTACCTCTATAAATAGATCCATCTTTTCTCACAAAAAAATGGTATCCAATACCTGCCCAACCATTTGATAAATGCCAGCTATGAATATCATCTGCAGTACATGATTTTGATTCAGCGTGATGAAGAATAATTCTATTTGTTGCCTTTCTATTTGATAATTTTCCATTCCATTTATATGTTTTTTCAATAATGTTCATTTTCCATTTCCTCCTATAAATCAATATTTTCCATAATTGCTCTAGCTTCTAAAACAGCAATATAATCTTTCATAGCTTTTAATTGTAAATCGTATGTGCTTCTAGGACATGTTGGTTTAAAAGATAAACAGCCTTTGTCCCAATTTTCAATCATTCTATTTAAACCATTGTATCTAATAACAAGTTGATTATATTCGGCCTTAAATCTCTCTTTGTAATCATTACTAATCATGTTGATAGCTGTTTGAGGTAATGCATTTGCATCATATTCTCTATACGATTCATCAAATGGCTTTTTAGGAGATCAACTTTCATAATCATTAGAATATTTAACTAAATATCCTTCATCATTAGGATCTTCATCTTTTGGAATAGTCCATCCACGATATTTGTTATAATCTCCTCTCGTCATTGGCTTTGCTTCAATTAATTTAACTCCTACATATTGTTTCATTGCTTTATTTTCCTCTTAGTTTGATACATCTATTTTCAAATTTCTTATAAGCGTCAAGATAAAGTTCTTTTTTATCTCCGTTATACGTACATTCGTAGTACATTCCATCTGGAAGAGATGTTGATGCTAAAGCTTTACTATTTTGTAATGTCTTGCAACTCCAAACAGCATAAACATCAAAATCGGCTTCGCCATCCGTTTTATCAAGATGTTCCTCTGTATACTCTCTAACTATTTTTTTACATAGATCTAAAAATTCATCTGAACCCATTTTTACAATCTCCTTTGTTTACTAATTCCATTTAACAACCATTTTTTTCAATTTTTGATTGTTATTTAAAATAAAAAGAGCAATCCCATTGATTACTCTTCTTTTGAATTGATAATATCATCTGCTACTTCTAATCCTTTTGTTAGGATTTTTGGCACGTTGTAGCCCGATTCTACTAAGTTTTCTAGAATTGATCTAATTTCATTCACAGCTAAAGATGCTAGAACGAAATAGCCCAATAAAGTGGTTACTTGTAAATCGATTCCTAGTACATTTCCAATTTGAATAAAGAATGTACTAGCAATAAATGCTACAAGAATCATAATCCAGTAGCCTAGTTTTTTGATTACTCCTTTTAGTCCTGCGTTAGAATTAATTTTTTTAAGAATTTTAGACTTTAACCAACCTGTAATGTAATCAATAACATTCAAAGCAAGAAAAATCATAAATAAATACCAATATTGGCCAAAAATGAGCGATAAAAAAGCAATCACAGTACCTGCGATTGCGTTGTAACTATCTAAATAATTAAACTCCTGTAATACCTTCATATTAATCTCCTATAATTTCTATAAATTTGTAATATCAACAATTTTAACATAAATTTCAACTAATTCACTTAATGGGTTGTTTACTTGATTGACAGTATCTCTGAAACACAAATACACTACATTGTCTTGTGTATAATATTTGCCATTTACTAATACCATGTTGCCCTCGTATGGGATTGGATCATACACATCCCCGTCATGTTCTTCGTCAATACGAATATATAAGCTTTCAGTTCCAACCCCGGGAATCCATGCAGAACTGAACGTATGAGGCTTAATAGCCTTATACAATTTACCTTTGTATGTGAATTTGAAATTTTCAAAGTTGTCATCAGTCAGCTGAATATTTTGAGCGGCTAAATCTTCCCATATAGGATATCTATCAATCATTTTCAATGATACGTTATCATCAAAACTTAAAGTGTTGATTTGCTTTGAAATAAATAAATCAATAACTTCATCTCTTGATAACTGTTTATTTTTTTCTTTAATTTTAGAAAAATATTCACTTTTCTTGGATGATTCTTCAACTGCTTTATCATATTCCTCTTTTGTGATTGATTGTCCATCTACTGTTCCTGATGTCATTACATATCCATAGTCAGTTTTGAAATAATTCATTTTTTTTCACCTCTATTTATTCAAATTTGCAAGCAGTAATTGCCCAGGCGATATCAGCTGTTATATCAGTAGAACTTAATAACATAATTGTTTTTCCTTTATAATAACTATCTAATTTCATTAAATACGACATTGATTTATACATCATAGTATTCAAATATGGAGCAGTAGGTGTTATGCTAATTATATCTGGATTTCCTTTATCTCTATAATACGGTTCATAATAATCCTTAAATAGTTTTTTAAAAACAACTTTACTTCTTCCCGTTCCCCAAGAAATTCTTGCCCACTGGGCAGTATTACCGCCTTGTGGATATATCGACCAAGTTCCTTGGTCACTCGCTCCATACATGCAAATTTCAAACATATCATATTCACGTAATACATCATACGATACACCTGTCTCGATTGCTGTATTAGCAGTTGTTCCAGATTTAATTGTTCCACTTGCAAGTTTATCTATTCTAATATTTGTATAGCTATTAGTAGAAGAATTTCCGCTTGGAAACGTAAATAATCTTCCGTTTTCGTCAACACCTACACCTTGCGACATTTCAGTAGTTTTAGCAATCGGCATGACACCACCCAACGTTTCGCTATTTGCTACTGGAAGTTCATAGGTATTATCACCTGCAGAAAGCTCAATATTTCCGCTTCCCACCAAACTTTGCCCATTGATAGTTTTCAATCCATTTTTAGAAAGCTTTTCAGCAAGCTCTTTTGCAACTGCTTGATTTTGAATAGCATTTGTTGATGTTTCGTTTAGTTCAGCATCTACAATTACAGCATCCGGAATATTTGGTATATTATTTAAACTATTAAAATCACCATCAAAATCACTTTTACCATCCCATTTTTTCTTTTCTTCTGCTGTAACTGTTTGATGAGTTTCATCTTCATTTAGAGAAGATAAATTTGTTGGAATTTCATTTTTTGCTGCTTTTTTATCTAACTCGGCTTTAATTACTTTGTTTTGCACGGGATTTTTAGAAGTAGAATTTAATTCTGAATCTACAGTGATGCTACTTCCACTGCCTCCACTTGCAGCAATCTTTTTAATTTCTTCATAATCCGCATTAAATTTATCTAATTTCGGCTGAAAATTTTCATTGAAATATTTATCCATTTCTTCATCCACATATTCAATCCATATCTTTGGATCCTCAGGAAGTGGTGATGAACCATTTCCAATCGCATCACAAACACGCATCTTATAATTTCCTAGATGCTGTATTTCATCACCCTTTTTTAGCTGAAAAGATAAATAGAATGGGTCCTTTCTTAGAAAAAATCTTTCTCCTATTTTAAAAACACCATTTTCATCAATATCAATTTTTCCTTCATTTTTTTCTTGATCTAAAAAGAATACAGTTACTTCATAGTCTTTATGATCTTCATCTTTGACAAACTGCATTTCTAGATTTTTAGAATATTTATAAGTATCAGTTTCTCCTTCAAGCTGACATTCTAGGCCATCTTGAATAAATTTCACAATAACCATTTATACGCCTCCTCGTTATTTAACTCTTTCCCAAATATAAGTTAATTGGGTTGGTTGGATATTTTGCGAATCGCCATTACCAGAATTTTCAGTATACATAAAATTTCCTTGACTGGTCGATAAATTGTTACTTGGAGTATTTCCGCTAACAACATTAACACCAGCATAGACATTGTTAGAGTAAGTTCTACCCCAATTGAAAACATGACCAGCCATGTGATGCTTATGCTCTTGCAAGTACTTGCTACCAATGATTGTACCTGCCTCTTGATTAAACGATGTATGCTCATCAGTATCTGCATCATCTTCATTGATTCCAGCTAAAACATAGCCCTTGATCCTAGTCCATTCTGTTCCTAGATAAAGAGTATTAGGATCAAACTCTTTTTGAGAGTTATATATTTGTGTTCCTACTGGAACAATCAAATCAAGTAACTGTTTTCCTAAATAGTAGAAGCTATCGGTTTCAAAAACTCCTTCATGATCTGGGAATTTATTTACACCTAAAGACAGTTTTTCAACATCAAAAAAAGCGAATGGAACACCCATCGCTAATAATGTGACATAAGTAACTGTGCTGAACCTGTCAATCAATTGAAATTTGATTTCATAAGAATATTCCTTATCGAATTCAGCTTCTATGTCTGTATCATTATCAATATCAATCCAATTAGAATATTCTCCGCCTTGCATTCTATATTGATATGAAATAGCCATTGTATTTTGCTCATTTATTGACGATATAGAGCCATAAGCGTGAAGGGTGGTTAAATCCTCGTAGTTATTCAAACGTTTCGCTGTACCACTAATTGTAGGCAATGCATATTCAAGTACTTTAACTGTTTTAGTTGTTGAAACAGTATATCCTCGACTATCAGTAGCCGTGACTTTCAACTCAAAATCAGTATTTGCATCCAGCGTACCAAAAACAATCTTCGATGCAGTTGATTCATCTCTTTTTATATTTAGAAACTCAACTGTATATTTAGCAATCGTTGCTTCTTTTTTTGCTGTAGCTTTTGGAATATCAACAGCAAATGATGATTTCCCTTGAACAATTAATTGATCATCTTTAGTAATAGAAGCAATAGAAGTATCACTATCATAATAAATAACATTTTCTATTGTAGGCTCTGCATTAGTTATAGAAAACTTCTTATCGACGTAACTTGCCCAAGATTTATTTTTTGAATACAAGCCAATTCGTATAGTACATGACTTCCCAGAGCAAGCCTGTCTCAATTGTTTTCTTTCATCCTCAGTTAAATTCCATGTAAAAGTACCACTTGTTCCTGTAACTGTTCTAATGGCTAAATGCGTTCCATTTGGATTTGGTTCAAGCCAGCATTCCATATTAAAGTTTCCTGGATTACTGAACGAAAAACTAGGATTTTGTTCATCGTTAAAATCACTGCACGATGTGATCTTTGCTTGCCTAGGAATGTTTGTAAGAGCATGATTATATCCGTTCCAGTTGGAACTGAATTTTGAATGTTGAATGATTCCTGCAATCCATACTGTTTTAGATCCATCATTATTGTGTCCTACCCAAAAATCCCATGTACCTAATCTAATAGCAGTTGATGTAATTTTTTGAGATGTTATGATACTTGCGCTTTGAACGTTGCCATTACATGAAACGCTTACCGTTCCGCTTCCATAGGTTGTGTGCCCTGTATTTGTTCTCCAGACATCAACCCAAACACGTACCAAAGAACGGTTATTGCCATTATCAACCTGTATTTCTTGTGAATTTACAGAATAGTTGATGTACTGATTTGTTGTTCCATAATTCATGACGTGCTCCTTCCTTTGGCAGTTTCAACAATCGAAACAAAGCCAACACCTACATTTTTAGTGCTTCCATCTCCATTTTTTCTATCCATATATGTCATTCTTAGACGATCCGCAATATCAATAGAAGTTCTTACTTCCGCTCGATTCATAACGAACTTTTCATTTTGAACAGTAAAAATAACATTACCAGCATTATCGTAGCCAGCAAATTCAACATCATTCATCACAATAGAATTTCCATTTTCATTGAAAATTTTTATTCCATCTTTATCATAAGTAGAAACAAGAATATTTTTATCGTTGTAAATTTCAATTCTTCCATCTCTGTTTACAAAGTTTCCTAGCCTTAAAATACCACCATTAATTAAATTGCACGACATAGTACCTGCGTTGATAAAATCAGCGTTCAAAGTACCATCGATTGTCCATGCGTTTTTATAAGATCCGTAAAAGCCATCATTGCTGAAACCTATTCCTTTATTGTTTAATCTGATAACATCAACCGCAGTAGCTATATTATCAGTATCCGTAAAATAGAGTTCTGACAATTTTCCTTGTGCATTAAATCCATAAAAGATATTACCATCTTTGCCGTTAGCTAATAGCTTTGTTTGATTTTTAATAAGATCATTTAAAAAATTACCTGTAATCTTATTTTCGATTTCATTCGTAGCATTATTTGAATCATTGACACTTGATGACAATGTCTTTTTTTCTGTTCCTAGTGTAAATGTATCTTCAACTGGATTGTTTAAATTCCTAGTTCTTTCAGTAAGAATTGCTGTTGTATCAATGCTGTGCGGTCTTGATACAATACGAATAATGTTTCCTTTTTTGAAATATGGCTGTTCATCATTTGCATAATGTAGATCAATCACTTTAGCAGTAATCGATTGATTTTCTAACATTAATTCATATATCTTTTTTTGTGCCTTATTTTTTAAATTTTGTGGAATTGTAACATCATCCCATGTTACTACGGTTTCGATTCGACCATATTTTTTTATATTACTGCTTTCAATATATTCAATACCATCATTGACACTTTTTATATCCAATCGACCTGCCGTATATGTTCTTTCAACTCCATCCTCTAATTTATCGGTTTCGGTACTGTTTGCACCTAAGGGGATAATAACAGTTGCGATTTCAGAAGAATCTATATAATTTTCTAAATCTAAAAGATTTTTTCCAAATTCAATCGGCTGTTTAGCTAAAGAACCGCTTTCGGCCAATAAATCAATATATCTTTCATTACCAACATATCGAATTTTTAAATAGCCACCATAGCTTAAAATTTTATCGTTTATGCATTTCCAACAACTGCTATAACTTTCACTAGATCTCACGATATAATGGTTGGGATCCGTCAAAGTTATCTGGCCAACTTTAAAACGATTGTCTTGATCACATTTTGAATTGTAATAATCTATGATATTTCTAAAAAACTCATCATAGTCCCCTGCGAAATCATAAGGTGGATATTGAATGTCATTTAAAAACGCTAGCTCTCCTTCGAAAGTTAGCGTTTTACTGCCATCAAAAGTTTTTCTTTCATCCAACATTCTTCCTTTAAAAATAATATCTGCACCATACATTACTTTTATTTTTGATTTTCTTCTTTCGTAATCATTGAAGTAGACATTATCATAAGGAATTGTATATTCTAACGAATCTACTCCATTTAATTTTTCTTTTAGTTTTGGCGAGATAACAAGATTATCAATGGAATCTTGAACGACCTTATCATCATCTAAAAATATTTTGTACATTGTTATCTCACCTCTTTATCATATAATTTTAAGAACTTATAAGGATGTGCATCCATATTAAATTCAACTTTATAAAGTTCAGTATCATCATCATTTGATGTTACTGTAATTCTTCCTTTCCAAAAATGATCTTCATCATCACTAAAAGAGAGCTTTACCAACTGTCCATTATAAATTTTTTCTAGTTCATACTTTAAATCCTGTGTTTTTTTATCAACTTTTTTAGCAAGTGTTATTTTAATTTGCCTATTTTGATAAGTTACTTCTCCAAAGAAATCTGTATAATCTAATTTACCATTTCTACCTGGTATGGTCGTTTGATAAAGATTAGGAGTGGCCACTCCTATATCTCTATCAATTAAATACAAACCATATTCATCTAATAAATCAATATCATCAATTTCAACATGTATGATCATAATCCTCTAGCACCTGCCAATTTTCTTCTGTATAGTTCTTCATCGATTTTATCAATAATTTTACCAATAAGGGTTCCATCATCTAAAACAATATTAGGATCTTTATCTAAAATAGCTTTTAAGATTTCAATTATCAATTCCAATAATGTCATTTGTTTATTGACAACGTTTTCTAATCTAGAATCAAGAACATTTGCAACGACCTTAGCTAAACCTGTTTCACCAGTGATATATTCTCGTCCAGTTTCTCCACCGCCTAATAAACTTCCATTAGTAGCCCCAAAAATCGTAGCTCCATCTAACATCATTGGATCATTCATTGCTTTAGCATACCACTTGATTCCTAGTGATGGAATTTTGCCTTTCAATAAATCTCCTATTCCCCATCCTTTAGGGGAGATTGAAAAATGAGGGAGGGGAATATGTGGCCACGATATTTTAAAATTAAAGAATCCTTTAATTGCATCAATAATTGACTTTACAGTATTTTTAGCTGTTGTAAGTGGTGATGTAATTGCTGTTTTAATAGCATTCCATACAGTTGATGTAATTGACTTTATACCATTAAAAACACTGGAAATACTTGATTTTATTCCGTTAAAGATACCCTCAACACTTAACTTAATTCCACTTGCTACTGTGTGTATGATACTCTTAATTCCACCCCAAACACTTGAAGCAATTGCTTTGATACCATTAAAAATACCAGAAATTCCCATCTTCATATTGTTAAAAATCAAGCTTACGTTTGTGAAAATTTGTTCGACAAAATTAACAATTGCATTTTTAACAGAACCCCAAATATTAGATGCACTATCAAATATGCTTTTAAAAACATTTTCAATTGCTGTCTTGATACTGTTAAATTTTTCTGTAGCTCCAGTTTTTAAAGATTCAAAAATATTGTCAATCCCATCTTTAATACCACTAATCAAATTCTTACCTAGATTCCACCAGTTGATCGCATTCCATACCGAGAAAATTGCTTCTCCAATAGATCCTATATTTGCAATAAGAACAGGAATTGAATCAATGATACCTTTTGCTAATGTAACAATAATTTGCACGCCTGTTGCCAAAATTTTAGGAGCATTATCATTGATAATACCTGCGATATTAGTTACTATTTGAGGGATGTTCTCTATCAATGCTGGTATTCCGTTTGCTATTCCCTGAGCTAATTGAACAAGTAAATTCAATCCTGCGTTAGTCAACTGTCCTGCGTTAGATCTTAACGTTGCTGAAAATTGAGTGATCATGGGTAATGCGTTACTGATGAACGTTGTCACATTTCCAGATAATCCCTTTGAAATGTTAGTAATAAATTCCATTCCGAATTGAAAACCAACATTTCCAAATGTACTAATTATTTCAGGAAATCCTTTGAAAACATTTTTTATTGCTTTCCATAAATTGCCTTGCAAGTAAGTTGTTGTTGTTTTTATTAAATTTTCAAGCTGTGGCTTAATATCATTTCCTAAGGCCCAGTTTCCTAATAAATCTTGTGCAGCGGCCTTCATTGAGTTAAATGAACCTTCAAGAGTTTTTGCAGCTTCATCAGCAGTCGTACCAGTAATACCTAAATGTTTTTGCATAACACTAATCGCATTGACGATATTTCCAAATGAGAGATCTCCATCTTTAACCGTTACATTGAGTTCTTTTTGTACGTCTTTCATTTTTGAAGAATCCTTGATTAATCTCAACATTTCTTCCTTTGTTCCACCATAGCCAAGTTTTAAGTTATCAAGCATTGTATAGTTTTGCTTTGAGAATCCTTGATATGCATTTTGAATATCTTGTAATGCCGTACCCATTTTGTTTGAGTTATCAGCCATATCAGTTATTGCCCTATCTGCATATTTTGCAGCTTTGGCTGTATCTCCATGAAGTGAACTAATCAAAGATGCGGCGAACGATGTTGATTGTTGCATGTACTTATTGGCTGAAATTCCTGCTCTTTCGTATGCCGTACTAGCATATTCTTTCATTTGATCAGAACTGCTTTTAAATAATGTCTCAATCCCACCGATTGACTGTTCAAGTTCTCCACCTTCACTGATTGCACTTTTAATAACACTTGTAAGTGCTGTGCCAATTCCTGCAGCTACAATTGCATTTTTGATTTTTGAAGCGATAGATGTACCAGCTTCATTACCAGCTCTATCTGCTTCACCGCCAAGAACCTCACTTATTGATCCTTGAATTCCATTTGCTGAAGGAACAATCTGTACATACGCTTTAGCCAGTTCCATCTATATTCACCACACTTTCAAGAATTGCTTTTCTTTCTTTTTCAAATTCTTCTACTGTATCAAAGCCAACATTTTCTTTGTTTTCTTTTTCAATAACACCTAAGAGTTTTGGAAGAATAAGGTTTGGCTTTTGTTCTTTTTTAGCTCCTGCTTTTATCCAGTTAGAAATAGACAATTCATCGGTTATTTTTGCTAATAAAGTTGTTTCAAATGTTTGGTTTAATCCCATCATTTTAGTTTTGATTCTACTGTTATTCCTCAAACCAACAGAAAAAAGAGCTACCTTTTTAAGGGGCAACTCTTTCATTTCATATATGTGATAAGTTTCAGCAAGATCACATTCAAGTGAATCTTTGTCAAAATTTATCATGTTGGCGAGGATTATTAGTTTTTTACTTGATTAGAAGTGAAGATTTCTCCAATTTCTCGAATCATTGAAGTAGTTCTTACTTTTCCTTCTTTCTTTTTCAAGAATTTTTGTAAATTTTGATATTGTTTTTCTCCTAAAAATTTAGGAGCTACATCAATAATGGCTAAAATATCTCCATCATCCACCTTTTTTAAAAGGGTTAATGTTTCCCAATCATCCAAAACTTCATCATCGATTTTGTATCTGAAACCTGAAGAAGTAACTTTATAATTTTCTTTTTTTTCCATAGATTATGCAACTCCTTTTTTTGCGAATAGTTCTTTATGATATTTGTTATTTTCATCTTTTTGAGCTGTTAAAGTAACTTCATATCCAACCGCATCATCATCATTGTAAGTAACTTCTCCAACTTCGGTGATACAAGCTTTAGGAAAAACTAATCTTTTAAGAACTCCACCTTTTTGAACCATATCAATGACAAATGAATAATTTTCAATGTCTTTATCACCGACTTCTACTGTGATTCCTGTTTCTAATGTACCTTTGACGTTATCTTTGCCATGCACAAGTTTTAAAACGGAGTCTCTAAGTGTTTCGATAAAAGTCATTGAAAATTGATCTCCACCACCAGTAATCAATACAATATCTCCACCCCAGGCTTTAACGGTGCTTCCATTTTCTCCGCCGGTTTTAACACCATCATCACTAATATATCCTACAGATTCAAAAACTTCGTTTAATTCGCTTTTTGCATCTGCAGGAAGTTCAGTACCAATCGGTGCATAGAAAACGCTACCGCCAACCTTTGGTTTTGAGGCTGTGACGTTTTGCGCTGAAACATTTTCTTCCATGTTTTTTCCTCCTAATAATAAGTTATTTCATATATCGCCTGATAACGATATTTCTTTTTCTGTGTATCAGTGAAATTATAATCACTATTTAATTTCACTCTTGATATTTCATCTTTTTCAATTAATTTTTGCATTGTATCTTTTATTTTCTCATTTAAGCAAGAAGCTTTATAAAGACTAATCGAATATGATTGAATAGCAATGGTTGCTCTTTTAATATAGTTACTATCATTTGATCCGGTTTTTTCAACAACGATATATTCATCCACTCCATTTGCAAGTGCTTCAGCACTTGCAATATAGCCGTTATTAATCAAATGTTTTATAACAATTTCTTCAATTATCATTTAGAAGCACCACCCAGAGCTTTTAATATTGTATTGTTTTCGTAGTTTTCTTTTACAGACTTAGCAGATTCAGTACCAATCGAAACATTGACACGATTAAGCCCAACATGCCTTTTTAATGAATAGCCATCTCCCAATCTTGAGTATGCCTTTTCTGCAATTTGTGAGCACGCATTCATCATTTCTTGAGATTTTAACAATTCTCTAACACCTTGTGAATTTAATTTGATTCTTACCTTACTCATATCTTTCAACCATAATTTTCTTGTTCCAAGATAAAGGAATATTTTCTTCTATTCCTTCAATAGAAAAACCTAATACATGCCATTCTTTGCCAAAGAAAATAACTGTGTTATCTTCCCATACATTTTTGTCACCTTTAGGTATGGCTAAAGTATATACCGCTTTCTTACCAGTTAAATCCGTACTTGTTACGATATCGTCATTCGATGATGGAGCAACTAAAACGTTGCTTACTTTAATTTGTTTTTCCTGGTAAATAGCTTTTCCAAATGGATCATTACCGATTTTTCTTTTTTCTAAAAGAATCACATCAATCCCTTTAATCATATGGTTCAATTACTCCAATTCTTTGTCTTCTAAGTCCTAATCTGGCAAGCTCACTTTTTTTAATAAATAATCCACCACCAGGTACTAAAAAAGTACCAGAAAAAGAATACCCTAAAGCTGACTGTGATATTTGTTCCATCGGTTCACTGTTAGTTGAAGTCATAAGATTTCTTGCTATAACATCAACACACACACTTTTTACTACATTTTTATAAACTTCACCATTTTCAATCATTTCATCCAAATCTTTTCCAACTTTTTTTGCTTCTTGTCTAAGAGAATCAGAAACAACACTTAAAAGATAATTTGCTTTTTCTTCTTCATCGTTTGATAAATTACGAAAAAGATTTTCAATATCATTAATTTCAATGAATGGATCCATTGTATTTCATCCTTTCATTTTTTTATTTTCTTAAAAATCAGCAATTCAAAAAGAACCGCTGATTTTAACTTTCTAACTAATCTGCAGTAACAATTCTAGCAAATGATTTTTCATCTAAAATTCCCCATCCCATGAAAATTTCTGCACGGATATACACTTGGTTATATCCTTGTAAATCTTTACCAGAATTATCAGGATCACCATATTCAATAACTTTCATCGGAATATCTTTTGAATATCCCCATTTAAACATATTAGCAAAGTCACCTACAATTGCTTGATCTTTTGTTTCAGAACCACATGATACTGTGCTATTGATGTCTAATACTTGAGATCCTAACGTTGAAGGTTTTCCACCAAATTTGAAATCAGGATATAATGCTTCTCCTGTCGTTGATTTCATTTTTGATAAATCACTGCGTACTGTAGAACTGATTACAATTCCTGTTACTTCACAATTTGCATCTTCAACTGCAGAAATTGCATCATTTAAACAATCATCGGGTGTATCATTTGCATAAATTACTGTTTGATTAACTTTTTCATCAAAGTTATTTGTACCTACAACATCAGATGCTTTTCCTGTTCTAGGATTTAAACCATGAAATGCAGCAATGTCTAAACCTCTAGCAACTTTTTTAGCAAACCCTTCATTGAATGCTTTTAAAATATCCAATTGTTCTTCTTCACTTGCAAACATGAATTCATTAGAAACACGTGCACCATATTCAAATTTGATTGGAACAATAGTTACTGGTTCTACTGACACTCCACCTTCACTTTTCTTACCATTTTCAGCAACAATATCAATTTCATTATCCATAGAAAAAGTAAATTCTTTTGTGCCATTAAATGGAATTGGTGTTTGTGCTGATAAAACAGCTAAACTTGATCTGTCTTTTACTTTGTTAATTAAATCTGTCGCTAATGCTGGACTGAATAAATTTCCTTTACTTAATACTGCCATAATTAATTACTCCTTTTCTAAATTTAATCCATCTAATAATTCTCTATATCCTTGTTCAAGAGCTTGATTGCCACTATTTTTTGGAACTGGTTCTCCGCCAGCTAAAGGAGGCTCGTTTTTAGAAACAAAACCACATAGCAATTTAGCATCTTCTCTTAATTCTTCTTCTGTTGAACCTCTTAATCTATCTTTAACTTCATAAGGTAAACCCATTTCAATTGCAATTCGCGTTTTTGCTGAGTCGGTCTCATATTTAGCAATTTTATTTTCATATTCTTCTCTTAAAGACTTGATATCTTCTGGCGATTTATAATCTTTATATTTTTCTGAAATAGAAGTTTCTAATTCTGAAGTTAAATTGTTGATTTTTGTATCATATTCTTTTTTGATTTCGGCTAGTTTTTCAGGTGAAGTGTACTTTTCAAATTCTTTTCTTACACTTCTGTCCTTTTGCGCTAATCTTTCGCCTAATCTTTTTTCAAATTCTTCTTGTGTTGTAATTGGTTCAAAACTCATTTTAATTTCCTCCTATTTAACCGTTAGTAACGTAAAAAGGTTCTACAACATTAAACCCTTATCTTTTGCTTCACTTTCTTTTCTTTTGTAGAAGCACATATCCAATGAGCTAAAATAACACTGTCTAATAATGCTATTTCGTGCTCTTCTAACAACGCCTTATAACCAAAGCCACTATTTGTGCCTATTGCTCTTTTTTTGCAGTTAGTAACAACTTGAGTAAGTGATGGTTGATCATTGTGACAAATAGACTTAGATGAAGTCACTGCCTGTTCAAACATGCTGTTTGCAACAATCACATCCGCAACCTTTGGAAGTGTTGGTTTTAATTTAATACCGAATTCCTTGATTTCGTCGCTCAATACTTGCTGAACACCTGCACCATCAATAACCACTTTCTCGATATCCGCATCTCTTAGAAAAGCAATGATCCATAAATGACCGTTTCTGACACTCTGGCAATCAATACTTTCAACAAATATCTTTCCATCATCGATTTTTGTAGCGATAGACATTGCGATGTGTTTGCCGTCTTTACCACATTTTATGCCAACGAACAGTTTGTTTTTGAATTGCGGAATTTTTTCTATCTTCAAATTTGCCCAATCAGCTTTGGAAAACTCGCTTGCCTGAGAATAAGAAAGCCAATGTCCTAACCTTTGAATATTAAAATCAACATCATCTGATGTGATTTCATTTTCAATTACACGTTCTGTCAATCCTTGTCCTAAGGACGGGTTAGTTTCATACCAGGCATCTATATCGTGAGGATCATGCATATGCTCAACAGACCATTCTGCCCACCCAATATATCTTGTGCTACCATCCAATACTTTTTCTCTTAATTTTTGAAAAACTGTTCCATGAGAAATAGCAGTTGGTGGTGTTCCTAACATAATGGTTTGTGGATTAGAACTTGCTGAAATAACATATTTCAATGCACTCTCTTGATCAATCGTATATTCCTGTGCTTCATCGATAATAAGAGTGTCATATCCTTCACCTAAACCACCAGTATTGGAACGCGTTCTAAAATTAACAAGATGATCCAGTTTATACGCTTTTCCATTTTCATCATACAATCTGATATTTTCTTGACCTTTTGCTTTAACAGAAGCGTATTCAATTCCTGCAGCATCTAATAAAAAACATACTGTTTCCCAAACAGCATGTGCTGTAGAAATCATATGTGCTGTATAGAGAACCTTTTCTCCATTCATTATTCCATGCATAATCCTCATAATAATATCTTCTGTTTTACCATTACGCCTTGGAACCGCATATCCAAATGTTGAATGAATCCACATTCCTTCTTGATCAACTGCCATGATGTCATAAATCAGTAATTCCTGCCACTGACGGGCTGTTCTTCCTGTCTTGTTGTACAGTTTCACTGCTTCTGGTCCTTTAGTTTCTTTATAAGGCAGTACTAACGAGGTTGTAGGAATTTGTCTACCTAATCTTTTTGACATTTCCTTTTGCCTCCTACTAATTTAATTTGTTAGAAAATCCAATCAATGGACATCACCTCCACAAAAAAAGACAATCTATTGATTGCCTGCTCTTTTTCTATTTTTTTCTAGTACTTTATCTTTATTTTTTTCTTTAGCTGGTTGTTCTGGATATTCATATTTTTCAGTATAAGAAAAATCACAATTGGGAACATAACAGCTAAATGTAATTTTTTTAACCATACAATGCTTTTTATGATCATAGTAAACTTTTCTGTCACTTATCCAACAAATATGTCTGTGTGGTCTTAACCCTTGTGCCATAACAACCCTCTTTTCTTTGAAAAGCAAAAAAATCGACTTTCGCCGATTCTTAAAATTAATTAATCTTTACTCATTTACCAAATCTTGTATCTTGTCAGCCAAATGTGCCAACTGTTTAGCTATTGGATTGCCATAATTAAAGGATTCTTGCTCATAAATCAGTTCAGACAAATCTAACAACTCATCCTCGTTATAATCTTTATTTTCATCAATAGAGATATCAACTTGGTTTAAAATTTTGATTTCATTTTTTGTTAAATTTAAACGCATTTCAATCTTCCTTTCCATCCAATAACTTTCTAACAACTCTGGAATGTGTCTTGTGTACTGTTGTCACTGTTCCTGTATCAGGGTTCACATATATTGTAGCATTTTTTCCTACAATTTTAAACGATGTCCTGCCTTGTTTGTCGGTTTTAGGATCATCTATTTTTAATGGTTTTCTGACAGCATCCAAAACACTTTCCATTTCCACTCCTCTTTCCTGCATTCTTTCTTCAAAATGTTCGGAAAAAGACGATATTTCAGCTGTTCCTATTTTAGTTCCAACAAGCTTTCTCATTTCAATTATATTCTTATTGGATATTTTCTTATTTTCTTTTGACAATATAATTCTTTTTTTTATTTCTTCTTGTTTTGGCCTATATTCAATCTTTTTATTCCATACATTTTGTACTTTATTACTTTTATCACCAGGATCATAAACAACCGAACAGTCACAATTGGCATGCCTTCTAAATACATCGTTGCCTGTATTGCTCACTTTACTATAGTCATAAATGCCAGCAACTGCTTGACACCATTTACATGTCTTTCCTCTGGCTGTTCTTATGATTTTAGGATTCAATCCCGCTTTATAATGAAGATCAGCATTATTTTTAACTGCATCATCAACTATAGATTTTGCGTTTGTTACAATTGCCGAAAGAAAACTATTTTCTCTTTGAGAATAGCTTTCAGCATTTGAAATATAATTAATAATGCTCCTTGTTTTTTCTTCGTTATAATCAATTTTTGCACTTTGAAGACCGATTTTAGCCTTTTTATTAAGAATGTTTTGAGTTTTTTCACACTGATCAGCGATAATATCAAAATTATTTTTAATTGTTGGTTCTAAAATTCTTTGAGCGATGTTGTAATACATTTTTCCATCAGGCAACAATTCTTCATCGATATTTTCTTTTAAACTATCTTTTAATATATTTCCTATTTCTTTAGCAAATTCCAAAGAATCCGTATAATCTATTGTTTCTCTTTTTTGTTTTAATAAAATATTTTTTATTTTTGAGTTATTCTTTAAATCTTTCTGAAATTGTTTTTGTATTTTTTCAAGAAGCTCTGGAACAATATCATTCATTCAAATCATCCTTGTACATATCATCTAAATTAGGAGTGCTTGAAGCATCCTGACTGTAGTTGATTCCAGTTAATTCCTTTAGATTTTCTTTTCCAAAATATCCAGGAACAGCCTGATTAATTTTTATAGCACCATCACCAATAGATGAAAGAGTAGCGGCATCCGGTTCAAAAATAGGTGCCCATTTTAATGTGGTTGAATAAATTTGATTTCTTTCATATGGATAACCATCTCTTAGACAAGCAGCTAAATAACCTGCATTGATAAATCCACTCGTAAATGTTTTTTGAGCTTTTCTGGCTGCCAATCTTAAATTTTCATGTTGAGATTTAATTGCATCATTTGAACTAGGATTTTCACTTGGAAACCCTAAATCATCAAGTGTCAAACCGGTTTCTCCAGCAAATAGACTAGCGGACATTCTAAGTTGCTCAACAAATGGTGTCATAGATTGTTGCTGGAACTGTCCTACAGTTGGCTTTTCTCCATTTTCGCCTTCTGTTATCTGAATGAAAGATGAAATTGTGGCTTTCCATTTATCAAATTCAACATCATTTGCAAGCCCTAAGATATATTTTTGAGGAAACGAGTAGAATTCTCCTGCAACTTCTCCTCTTTTCAAAGTTCTCATTGCCCCCTGCTGAATAGACATACATGCTCTGGTTATTCTTGAATGACCAAATGGACGTTTTGCATCCGGACGATGAATTATAGGAACCAACAACGGGTAAGGTGCTATATTTCTTTGAGTATAAGGCTTTTTACCTTTTTCATAGAAATAAGTTACTCCTTTGATAAAATAAGCTTCTTTTGTTGGATTTTTATAGATATCTCTTTCTAAAACTGCATATCCTTCAATCAGCATATTTGTAATTGGATCAATAATTCCTGTTGCATTTGTCCCATCGATAACTTGTAAGCGTGGAAATTGCCCTGGAACTTGAGAAATATATATAAACGAACACGATGTGATCAGCGATGAAATAATAGCACTGTCAAATAATACATCTGGGTTGTTCATATTATAGATTTCTTGCATATTGAATAAATCATTACCAAATTCTACAACAGATAATCTATCAGCCATAGCATCAACTGTTTTTGTACACCATCCCAAACACTCGGTTAACCATCTGAATTCTTTTGGAATGACATTGCTGATGTCAATCATCCTGTTTTTCATTTCATAATATTTATATCTTTTCTTGTTTCTTGATGTCTTGGTTGCTAATTTTCCTCTTAGATAACCCATCCCTCTATAGTTTGACATCACAATGCCCCTTTCCTTTGTGACTAACGTGTGAACTTTCAAAAATCGTGAGAAAATATTCACAGTACGCCATGAAGTTCTTATTCGCTCGTTTTAGGGGTGATATGCCCCCTAAACAATTTGCTGCGTTTTTGCAGCATTTGAGTCATTTTGCTGCGCTAGTCATTTATTAATATTTCGTTATTTTTGTGTACTCCTGTATGATTTCCAGTCAATTGTTAGTGGAAGCACACGATTTGATACGATTTTAGCTTTCTTTTGTCCTTTTTCAGCAAAAAGCTTGTCACTTTTACTTCTATTACAAGTCCAATGCGCTAATTGTAGGTTATCTAAGTCACTTGGATGTCCACCTTTAGCGACTGGAACGATATGATCAATACAAGGTGACAATGGATGAGGGTATTTATAGCTGAAATCAACTGGCTTTCCACAAATTCCACATACTGTTTGAGTTGCATATATTCTTTTCTTATTTCTTTCAAATTGTTTTCGATGCGCTCCATCTCTATCCAATCTCTTTGTTGCCATAAAAACCTCCAAAACAAAAAAGAAGATAGTGTTAGCTACCTTCTTTTCTTCTTGACAAAGCATTGATTCGTTATCTCTAAATAACTACTATACCATAATACCACCAAATGAGGGGAGAATCTTCCACATAGATGCACTTTTTTGCTATTTTTATAATAAATTTTTCAAAATATTGTCGGCTTTTCGATATAAGCTTTTGATGTTAGTTATATTGTAACGTTCCATAACTTGATGCTTTGGAAGATTAAAATAGAAGTCTTCAATGAACTTTCTGTCAAGCGCATCCATATGATCAAGATAATACTCAACAGTTTCAATACGCACATTCCAAAATTCAAGTTCTTCTTCAAAAGAAACATTGCCATATTCCTTGATGTAGTTATCAATTGCATTTTTCAACTCATCTTTTTTAGCAATCAGATGATTGTACTTATCAACACTATCCTGAACAAATCCACCTAGTCCATCACTTTTACCAGGAGACTTGATTTGACTTAATTTTTCCTCTACCTCTAAAAGCTCGTTTTTAAGCGATTTGAGAGGAGTTTCATACTCCTCGATTAATTTGTTGCGTTCTTTAATTAAACCCTTGTACGCACGAAATTCATTGCGCATAATTGATAATGTGTGTATTGGTATCATCTATTACCCTCCTTCTTAACATTTCTTAATCATAAAGTTTTCTTAAAATATTCGCATATTCAAAAGGCATCTTTTTTCCTAGTGACTTTGAAAGTAAGTACACCTTTTGATATTCAGCTTTTAAAGTATCAAAGTGATCATATATAAATGTACACTCTGATACTGTTAATTCATTATCTTTACATTGTGCTGGTGTTAACCTCAATGTTTTCTTGCAGTCAACCATTCGACAATATCGCATGAATAAATCAAACATTGCTAATCACAGCATCTTTCCCACGACAAATCAAACATGGGATTCTTTCTTTTCCCACTACAGTAGTCACTTACAGTCTGTCTAGAAATAAATAACTTCTTTGCTGCCTCTCTGGTCGACTTGTAATAGCAATCGTTTATTGCATCATAGATAATTGCCTTTCGGTTCCTGTTTCCATAATGAAGTCCTGTTTCTCTTGATGTAGCTAATTGAAGATTTACAAGACTGTTGTCACTTCTAACCTTGTTTTTATGGATAATATTATATCCACTAGGGATAGGGCCAACAAACAACTCATAAACGATTTTTGAAACCGTATGTACTTGGCCATGTATTTTTAAAACTGTTTTTCCTGAAGTCTTGTGAACGTACGGACTTAACAAATATTCACTGCCATTTTTATAAACATGTTTTGCTCTTCCAAAGTTTGAAAAGAAATATCCATCTTTGTATTCTTTCCAGTATTCACCTTTTTTCTCATCAACTAATCTTTTGACTGTCATAACTAAAACCTGTTTCCAATGTAATCAAACAAACTCGGTTGGTCTTTGCACATTTTCAATGAGCAACGTTTCTTGTCTTGGTTGAAATATTTACATGATGGACATTTCTTACGATCTACTGGCTTTGCAATATCTTCTTTTCTCATTTGGAATCACCTTCATTCACTGAACTATGTTCTAAATTCCAGTCTGCAGGAATTTTGCTCATACATTTGCATACGGGGTCGATCGCACAGTTTTTGCAGTCATCTTCCCTATGAGAGTAACAGTAATTTTTAAGAACCTGTAATGAGATATAATCATTGATGTTAGTTGTTTTAATCATTTTGCATCAACTCCAAAAATATATTTCTTGATGTTATCTTCTCCTGCTTCATCAATAGCTTGTTCGCAATGATAATATGTTTCAAAATAAATAGTTCCTTGATTTTGATAAATTGTTTCATTCGCTATGGCAATCTCTTGTTCTTCGTGTTTATAAAACATACAAACATTATCTTTGCAATCTTTAAATTTCCTTCTACCATATTTCAATAAGATAGCTTCAACCTTACGTCTTTCGGCTTCAAATTCAGCTTCTTTTTCAGTTAAAAAACAATTTCCAATACTTCTTCGATAATTATCAACTACACAATTATCCCAAGTAAACCTAAAATTACCCTTATAATTGTTAATATACCAATATCTATCACCATATTTTAAATCCCACACCGTTCTTGGTTTTGGTGGTGTGAGAAACTCTTTTAGCTTCTCTTCATCCACTTCATAACCTTTGTATTTTTCAACAATTTCTTCTACTTTAATCATTTTGACTTTCCTCTAATTTTCCCTAAATATTTGTTTTGTTTTTAAGAATGTATAATTATCAAGTTCTCTTACTTCACCATTTCTATTTTTAGCAATTTCAATAGTTACTTCTTGATAGTATTTCTTTTGGTCTTCTGGTGTTTCTCTTTGTTTGCTTTCTTTTAGCAAAAGCACATGAGTAGAACTATTTTCTATTTCTCCTGATGATTTTAAAGAGGACATACTAATGTTGTTGGTTTTGATTGAAGCTCTATCAAATTGACTTGCAACAAAAATAATAAGATTGTTATCTAAAGCTAGATTTCTTAACTCCTTCATGCAATGAGTAACCTTGTCATACTCGTTTCTACTGAAATTCCTATCTTCAGTTTCTAATAATCCAATATGGTCCACAAACACAATATTGATTTTGTTTGGATCTAACGAATTAAGAATAACTGCCTTTAGCTCTTCTATTGATATAGAACCACTTTTGATGTAGGAATCATTGTCCTGTATTTTATCCCTAGCTTTTATATAGAAGTCCTCATTGATGATACCTTTGTTAAATTCATCAACTTTATGATCTGATGTAATTGCCAGCAATCTCTTAATCATGATTTTAGGTGAAACCTCTAGGTTGAAGTAATGACATTTGTACAGGTTCTTGTATTGTGACAAGGATTTGTACAGGTTTAATAGAAATGCTGATTTACCAAAACCACTAGTACCTGCAACAGTTACTAAATCAGTGATATCAAGTTTGAGGAAAAGGCTCAAAATACTAAACCCATCTATAGCAATCCCTTGGCTATCATCTGATATCATTTCGTCAATCATATCCTTGGATAGCGTTTCAACCTCTATTTCACAGTTTAGCTTTACAATCTCAGTCAGCCTCGAATAGTATTCATTCGTTGAGATTGTTCCACTTACTGCGCCTAATTTCATCAATTCATCCTTTTTGTAATCTTCTAAAATCAATTTAGCATATCCCAATGCCATGGACTCTTTATCACTATCAGCATACATGTTGTTGATATATACCTTTGTGACAAAATCCTTTGCTTCTTCAAGAGTCATGTAATCAAGCATACGCTCAATATCCATTTTGTTTTCGTTCTTCAGATAGCGATAAAACTTCTTGTAAAGATTGCTCTTGAAGTAGTCTTCACTAAATTTGATTTTGTCTACTAATTTTCTATCATTGGATAAGATGCTTAAGAATTGGAATTCATTGTCATATCTTTTTACGTTGTTATCATTCATAACCATCCTTCATCTTAAGCTTCTTCCTAATCTCATCCAATTCTTCTTGTTCTTTTAAGTAGACTTTGTATTTTTTGAACTTATCTTGATAATCCAAATAAATCTCATTTTCTAAAAATGTTCTTGAATACATCATTGAAGTTCTATCACTTGCATTTTCTTTTGAATATTCTTTAGCAGCAAAAATAACTAGATCAATTTCTTCTTCATCAAATTCATGTTCCTTCCATGCTTCATAAGTATCTTTCTTTGAACCTTTCTTTTGATATGCCTTCCAAAATCTCACAAAATCATCATCAAAAATTGTTGTAGTTGTAGGAGTATCGTCAGATACTACTACATTCTTTATATTCTTTTCATTCTTGTTAGTGGTCGGTCGTTGGTCACTTGTTGGTCGTTCATTGGTCAATTCGTTGGTCACTTTTTGGTAATCATCATAATTATTTACTGATATAACAGTACCTTTGGAACTTGTTAAGATGGTCAATTCGTTGGTCATTTTTAGGTGTTCTAGTGCAGTCCTTACTTTACGCTCGGTCATTCCCGTTTCCTCAGCAATAATCTTCCTGCTGGTAAAGAAACTCCCTCGTTTAACCACATCACCTTTGTATCGCTGATCTTTATGATTTGCTTTTAACAAGCAATAGATAAAGACGTGTAGCGTACTGGAATCCTTGAACCATTCCCAATTTATCATTGACCTATACAATTTGAAAAATCCTAACTTTTTGTTTTCTTTAAACGACATACTAACCACCATTTTCTTTCAGTAATTCTACAATTCTATAACCTGTTTCCTCTTTCTTACAAAAGTGAAACTCAACACCATATCTTTCTATTTGCGTGTTCATCCCTTTGTACAACATTTCGCCAGTCATAAAACGTTGATGAAACATACTGTTTGGATTCCACCACTTTTTAACATCTTCAATAGATTTTATTTTGTCATCTTCAATCAGGAAGATAAGCTTTATTCCGTTTTCATTTGCTCTTATCATTTCTCGTTTGAAACGTGCGTGATCAGCACCCATATTAACAGCATATTCTCCTATGGATTGTTTTCTATCAATTGCACATTTGATATTTGAAAATGACATATAATCACCAACATCAAGCTTTTTGATAAGGTATTGAACACCTTGATTAGCAAAGTGTTCAAATATCCTTTCAGTTTGACTTGGTTTTTCTCTTGTATCTACTTGAATCAGCATTAAAATTGAATATCATCTGGAACTAAATCAGTTGGAAGATTTGGTTTTTCCATTGAAGTTGCAGGTTCTTTAGATTGTTTTGTTGGTTCAATAGAATATTTATGTTCAGCAATGCTTTTAACAGTTGTAAATGAAGGAAAATCAGTTCCCTCTTTTTCATCACCGAATTTATCAATGTAGACATTCTTCTTATAAACAACACCAACCAAATGATTTTTTAAATCGTTTGTATCATTGTTCCATTTGAATGTTTGATTTGATTCTTCTAAATAATTTAATAGATCCGCAAATGCATATTTAGCACCAGTATATTGGAAATTAAAATTAACGACTGCTTTCTTATTCCATTTAGTTGAATCGAATGTTTTTTCTCCACCAGCTTGTTGGTATTCCTTTAAATAAATATCTTTGAATTCTCCTTGTGCGATATCGAAGAAAACTTTTACAGTTTCTCCTTCGATACCAGTAGCAACGATTTTTCCTACATACCCTCCTGGTTGTAAGAACTTTCTTTCATATTCTTTTCTGTTGAAATTTAATTGCATTTCTTTTGTCTCCTTTTATTTCTTTATTGTTATAATTCCTCATAGGAGGTGATTAATATGCTTGTAAAATGTCGCATATACTTAAATGATGTTAAGAGTACTGAATTATCTATTTGTGATGACGTAACCATCAACAATGAGAAATTTACTGATTCAAAATTTAACAATGTTTATGATTTTCTTGTCAGTTTTCTAAATAGTTCTTTGCAATTCATTGATATTCATACTCTTGGTAAAAAATATGCTGTTAACAAGAATATGATTTCAAGAATTGAACAAATCAATTAATACTCATCATTAAATTTATAAAGGATTTCAACCAACTCTAAAAAAATTTTTATATCAGTTGGACTGAGGTCCTTTTTTATTAAATCAACTACTTTTTTAGCTAACTCAATTTTTTCTTCCATATGTCAACCTCACTATTTTATTTGGATGTTTTGTTTTTCTTCTAAATGACAATAATTACTCATATTGTCTTTAAGCCATGTGTTAATAGCTTTTTTGTTCAATGATTCAGTTACTTTGATTGTGTATAAATCAGTTAAACCTTTTTCTTTGAAATCATTTAGTAAAGATACTGCATCATCAACTGCAACTGATGTTGACTTTCTAAAACTGATAACAACTCTTGATGTTTCAATCTTCTTAATACCATTTTCTAACATGAAGCTAGATAAGAAAGCTTTGGTATTGCTTACCTTGTTTTCTAAAACCTTTTTTCTTTCAGTTAGAACTTTGATTTCATCATCTAAGGCTCTCACATCACTCTCACGGTTTTTATTCATTAGAGCTAAATATGAGAGTTTTTGCTCCATGTTTTCATTTAATTGAGTGAAGAGAACTGGATCAGTAATTTCTCCAGTTTCTTCATTAACAAGATTTTCAATTTCTTGTGGAATTTCATATAACTTCATTTATTCATCCTCCTCAGTGTTTTTAACAACTTCAACTGCTTTATTTATGTGCATGCAGCTACCTGTAATCAATAAGCCATCAACCATGCGATAATATCTACCACATCCCCAATCAAAAGGAATGTAATCTCCTATTTCATGTCTAGAATAAAGGTATTGATTAGCACCTTTTTCTTGTTGTGTTAAGAGTTTTTCAAATTTAAGTAAACTAATATGAGAATTAAGTTTTAACTCTAGAACCCTAATTTTTAGGCTTTCTATGACATCAATTTGTTTCCAATTACTGTCATTTAGAATAAACTCTCTTCTTAAATCATTATTCTTGAGCATCTTCTTCAACTCCTAACCCATAATATTCTCTGATAACTTCATCTACTTTTTTTAGATCATTATCAATTTCTTGTTCTTCAAACATTCCCATTGATGTTTTAGCAGTGGTAGTTCCGTCACTATTTGTTACAAATACATGATTGCCATCAACGATTTTTGCAAATAGCACATTTTCAAATAAAGCTTCAAATGTTCCTAATTGTGTATCAATCAATTTACCTGCAGTGATTGCTCTTGATTTTCCTGTATTTGTATCAACTTCAACATGATTTAAAAAGTAAACAATGACATCGTCATTTAATGTTTCAATATAGTTTTTTAAATCAATCATGTGACCTGCAATTTCATTGTATTTAGAATAGCCACCTTCTTTTGCTCTTTGTTGTTGCTCAAAGAACATTAAGTAATCACTATCATCAATAACAAAGGTTTTAACCTTATCTTGGAATTTTTTCATGTATTGTTTGATGACATCATATCTTTCGCTGTAAGCCATGTTTGTCATCTTGATTACATTAATATCCGTTTTAAAAGGAAGTCTTGATTTGTGTAAGCTAAACACTAAAACTTCACTCTTATTGAAATTTCTTAAAGAAGCTGATTTTCCAGTTCCACTCTCACCGTTAATTAAAACTGCTAAACCCATTAAAATTTCCCCATTTCTTTATCTATTTCTTTGATGATTTCCTCTTGTTCATAAAGAGCATCATCCAATTTATCTTCAATTTCTAACAGAACGCTTTCAAAAGGTTTGATTGTAATTCCTGCTCCAACATCATAATTAAGCAGTTCTTCTACACCTTTTAAAAAGTTATCTATTCCACTAACATCCACTTGCCATGATTTAAGTTCCTTCATAGCGTTTTTTAATTTGATAACTGTGCTATTGATACTTTTCCTAGACTTTATTAAATCTTTCTCAGTCATATCGTCCATCTTTCAACTTCCTTTCATATTCAGAAAGCTCTTGATTTAATGAACTGCTTAAACTGAAATCAGCACTATCCCAATGATCTTTCATATCCAATAGAAATATCTCATGTTTAAGATGATCTATTTTTTCTTCAAGTTGTTTCTTTGTCACTAAATTCACTCCCTCTTGATGTATATTTCTTTGTACTTGACACCAAAACTATTGCTTTGATGTTCTACCCATACGTCAATTACGTTATTTTTAACTGCTCCACCACAATCTTCGGCCACGTAAATTTGTCCATCAATCATGATTTCGCTTCCATATGGAATAACTGATGGGTCTACAGCAATCGTATGATTGACTTGTGCCTTAACTCCCGTAGAAGTTAAATCTCCAAACTCATCTTCTCCATACCAATATGCTGTAATTCTAAAGACCCCTAATGATCTTCATTTTTGAAGTTCTTCAACTTGTTTTTCAAGTTGTTGCTTTTCAATTTGAATACACTCATATTTTGCTTTGTATGATGTATTCTCTTGTATTAAAGATTGAGCTTCATCTAATTCTTGTTTATAAAGCTCAAGTTGTTTTGTTTGTTCTTCATACTTTGCTTCTACTGATTTTGCTTGAGCATAACCAGCTCCACCAAAGATTAGACCTGCAACACAAATTCCAAATAATGTTACTTGCGCTTTTTGACTTAATCTCACCATATTTGCAATTCCTCCTGAATTCGTTTATAATTTATGTGCTATGTTGTGCGCTCGTTTGTTTTGACGAGTGCTTTTTTTCATTTAAAGAATTAAGTAATGCAATGATCAATTGCTCACTAGGACTTTTACTGAACTTATTCATATAATCCTCAAACGCTTCCCTTGGAATGTGTACGTTTCTTCTGGTACCAGATATTGCAACACTTCCAGGAAAACATCCTTGTTGAATTGCATTGATAATAAATTCTCTGCTCTTGTGAGTAATCTTCATGACTTCTTCAACTGAAATGTTGTTTTCATCCATGAGTTATTCCTCCTTTCATAAAGCTCTAACTAAAATTGCAAGACAGTTACCAATAAAACAAGATACTGCAATAACTGTAACTAATCCTCTTGCTGTCATTTTGCATTCCTCCTTGGTTTTTTAGATAAATAATTAGCTAGTTCATAATATGATTTTACAAACCAATCACGATCTTTTTTTAAATAAATCAGCATGATTATTAACAGCACATTAAGTAGAAATGACATGTATAACCACCACTTCATAATTCCACATCCTTCCTATTTAAAAACTTTCTCAAGTGCTTGTTCACGTAACGCGTCATATTCATCTCTTGAAATAAGACCCAATTCGTAAGCAACAGAAAGAACACCACGTAAATACATGTGTTGCGCATTTACAGCTGTACAGCATGTATCAAGCTTTGATTGCTTTTTTTGATATTCTTCAACTGAACAATCTTCAAATCCTTTTGTCGCTTCTTCTTTGCGTTTGATTAGTTCATCAAGATATCTTTGTTCAAATTCAATCTTGTTTTTGATAACTTTTACTTGTTCTGTTTTAGTCATAACTTTTTTCTCCTTCCTACTACTGACCATCAAGGAACCAACCTCTATTACAAAATGAAAACTTCACATATTGTATTAAAAAGAAATTTGTTATTAATTTGGTGTTTCTATGATCATCAACTTTAGGAGTCTAATAAAATAGGCTTTGCTAGAGATTGATTCCTGGATGATCAGTAATTTTATTTAATTGTTTTAAGCTAAGCTATCTA